AGATGAAAAAAAATAGTGGTTTTAAATTAAGATCAGGCAATAAACCTTCAATAGCTAAATTCATGGGTTTAAAAGATGTAATAGGTAACAAAGCTTTTCAATATGGCGCTATTAATATGTTAGCAAATCTTTTTGGCAAAGGTAAAGATAATAATAGTAAAAAAACTGATGATAAAAAAACAAAAGAAACTAAAAAGTTAACAGCTGAAGAAAGAGCTTTAAAAGGCTTAGAAAGTTTTAAAAAATAAATATGGGTTTTAAATTAGGTACAGGTAAAGGTAATTATGCCTCAGGTGGTATAATAAAAAACAAATTACGCTTTGGCCAAGAGGCTGGAGGTGATGCATCTGTGCCTGGTACACCTGTTATTAGAAAACCATTAGCAGAAGGAATACTTGGCGAAGCTAATATGGATGGTACTATATTTATAAGTGATAAAATAGTACCTGGCAGTGAAGAAGAAAGACAAGTAATAAACCACGAAATGCGTCACTCTACAGATATGAAATTAGGTAAGTTAGCTTATGATGATGATAGTGTAACTTACAATGGACAAGTATACCCAAGAAAAACTATTAATGGTAAAGATATGATTATAGTAGATGGAGTAGCAAAAGAAGCTGGTAGCGAAGGTTTTCCTGGAATGAAAAATCTATTGTAGGATTTATTGCATTTGCAATAATGTGTGTGATTATGATAGCAGACCTTGTAACTGGTTATGTAGGTAAAGATTTAATAATAAATGAATTTGTATATGATTCATTTGTACTTGTAGTACTTGGTTGTTTTGGTATAAGTGGTTTAGAAAAATTTGCAAAAAAATAAAATTAAATTATGTTGGGAAAATTATTATCTGGTGGAGCTGCTGATTTAGTAAAAAATGTAGGTGGAGTTATAGATGACTTACACACTTCTAATGAAGAAAAGCTAGAAGCAGAAAGAAAAATAAAAGAATTAATTGCTAACTACGAAGTTGAAATGGAAAAAAACATTACAGCGCGTTGGGAAGCAGATTTAAAATCAGATTCATGGCTTAGTAAAAATGTTAGGCCTATGACTTTAATATTTTTAATAGTATGCACCATGCTATTAATCTTTATAGATGCTGGTGCATTAAAATTTGAAGTAAAATCCTCATGGGTTGATTTACTTCAATTAGTATTAATAACTGTGATTGGGGCCTATTTCGGCGGACGATCATTTGAAAAAGTAAAAAAATAAAAATATGGCAATAAGTAAATATTTTACAGTAGAAGTAAAACCAGTTATGACACCTGTTAACGCTGGTTTAAACGCAGCATTTTCAGATGGTGATGTACTATTTGATTGGACATCATTTGAAATACCAAGAGGCGCGGCTAAATTAATAGGTGTTACAGCTGAAATAAGACCAAAAGGAGATAGTGGTTCAACAACAAATAGAATACCTTTCGAGTTGTTATTTGCAAAATCAAAAAGTTTAGTTGCTCCATCAACTTTAGGTGCTTTAAACGCTGCTCCAGCAGCTCTTTCAGATATAGAGGGTCAAGTAGACAGGTATATAGGTCACACACCTATAGTAGCTGGAGATTTTAGCGTTACAGATCAATTAACAATAGCATCAGCGGATGCTCAACCAGGTTTAGTATTAGAAGGAGAAATAAACAGCGGTAGTAGTGTTGGTTATGACACGTTGTATGTAGGTGGTATTGCAGGTGGTGCGTTTAATTTTGTATCTGAAACATTAATAAATAACGGTGATTTAGACGGCCCTACAATGACAGTCGATGGTACTGACCCTAGATTGTTTATAGCTATTGGAGATACAGTTGCTGTCTGTACAGACGCTGATAATACAGCTACTAAAGCTATGGGTGTTGTTTCTTCACTAACAGCTACTAGTATAGTTCTTACAGAAGCCTTTACTACAACTGACGTTGTTAATAACGATATAGTGTATAATACTAGCCCTATAAGGCTTTTATTAACGTTTGAAAGATAAAAATAAATAATTAACTTAAATTAAATAAAATGGCAAAAGCAAAAACAAAAAAGAAAGAAGAAATAATTGATCTTAGTAAACCTGAAAAAATTACAGAAGAGCAATTAAAAGAAGTACAAACTACAATTAACGACATTAACAAGTCTCAATTGGAAATAGGTAGTATGGAAACTAGAAAACATAATCTTTTACATCAAATATCTTTATTGCAAGAAAAAATTGGTGAAATGCAAATAAAGTTTGAATCAGAATATGGTACTTCAGATATTAACATACAAGATGGTACAATAAATTATCCAAAAGAAAATGGCGAAGTTAATAAGAAAGATTAGTGTAGGTAAAGACTATAAGAACGATGCCATGCATTATGCTGTTGGTCAAGAGGTTTACGGTGGACATACTATTTGTGATATATTAGAAGAAGAAGATAAGTATTCTATTTATATTAAAAAAAACAAAGATGTATTGCCTTGGAAAGACTTTAATAAAAACATGGCTGTATCTGTAGAATATAATCTAGAGTACTAATGAAAAGTATTTACAACTTTGTTGTAAAACCAAAAGGAGAAAGATATAACAATACCAAAAAAGTTGGTGATTCAGAGTTGATACTTAATACTGAAATTTTTAACCATCAATATATAAATAGAGAAGCGATTGTTATATCAACACCCATTATTGGTAATACAGATATTAAACCAGGTGATACAGTTATAGTACACCATAACGTTTTTCGTAGATGGCACAATCAGTACGGTGTAGAAAAAAATAGTAGAAGTTATTTTAACGAATGTACATATTTTATAGCTAACGATCAAATATATTTATATAAAAGAAAAAATAAATGGTTAGCACCAAAAGGTTATTGTTTTGTAAAACCTTTAAAAGCTGTAGATAAATTTAATATTGAAAAAGAAAAACCTTTACAAGGCGTTGTTAAATATTCAGATGGTACAGTAAACGTTAATGATCTAGTAGGTTTTACACCAAATAGTGAATACGAATTTATAGTTGACGGTGAAAAACTATATCGAGTTTTATCTAAATTTATTACAATTAAATATGAATATCAAGGAAACGAAGAAACTTATAATCCAAGCTGGGCAAAAAGCAGTTGAAGAACTTATTAACGTTGCTAAAGAAAAGATTATTACTAACACTGAAGATGACGTTAGTGCTGATAGATTAAAAAATGCTGCAGCTACTAAAAAACTAGCTATATTTGACGCGTTTGAAATACTTAACAGAATCCAAGAAGAAAAAAACTTGCTTGAGGGAAAAACACCTGAAGAGAGAAAGGAAAAAGTCTTTAAAGGATTCGCAGAAGGCAGATCTAAGTAATGTACGAGCAAAGTTTAGTTAAGGTTATAGAGCCTATTAAAAAGACTACGATAACAAGATTAAATCGTGGTAAAAAATGGGAGTATGGTTATAACAAAGAACACGATATAATTGTTATATCTAAAACAGGTAAAATAGGTGAAATATATGAAATACAAAATCTTAAAATTGCTTTACCATCTGTGCCCGTGCAAGTACATAAACTGCAAGGGAATAAGTGGTCAAGAATAGAACAACCAAAAGAATTATCACGTCTTAAAAATATATTTGATTGGAGAAATTATCCAGAAGAATCAAAAGAACAATGGTTTGATTATATAGACGAAGAATTTAAACGTAGAGAAGAAGGTTTTTGGTTTAATAATAATGGTAAACCAACATATATAACAGGTACACACTATATGTACTTACAATGGAGTAAGATAGATGTAGGTGCTCCAGATTTTAGAGAGGCAAATAGATTGTTCTATATATTTTGGCAAGCTTGTAAAGCTGATAAAAGATGTTACGGTATGTGCTACCTAAAGAACAGAAGATCAGGGTTTTCATTTATGTCATCTGCTGAAACAGTTAATTTAGCCACTCTTGCAAGTGATAGTAGATATGGGATACTATCTAAAACAGGTGCAGACGCTAAGAAAATGTTTACCGATAAAGTTGTACCTATTAGTATCAACTACCCGTTTTTCTTCAAACCGATTCAAGATGGTATGGATCGACCTAAAACAGAATTAGCATATAGAGTGCCAGCTAGTAAATTTACTCGTAAAAAAATAACAGCTAACGAAAAAATAGAAGAACTAGAGGGGTTAGATACTACTATTGATTGGAAAAATACCGGTGATAATAGTTATGATGGTGAAAAACTAAATCTACTAGTACACGATGAAAGTGGTAAATGGGAAAGACCTGATAATATATTAAATAACTGGAGAGTAACTAAAACATGTTTACGATTAGGTAGTAGGATTATAGGTAAATGTATGATGGGCTCAACTTCAAACGCATTAGATAAAGGTGGAGAAAATTTTAAAAAACTATACAACGCATCAGATGTCACTAAAAGAAATAGAAATGGTCAAACTAAGTCTGGCCTCTATTCTTTGTTTATCCCAATGGAATGGAACTACGAAGGATTTATTGATGAGTTCGGAGTTCCAGTATTTAATACACCTGACGTCGATGTGCTCGCCCCAGACGGTGAATTAATAGATGTTGGTGTAATAGATCACTGGCAAAACGAAGCTGATGGTTTAAAAAATGATCAAGATGCTTTAAATGAATTTTACCGTCAGTTTCCAAGAACTGAAGAGCATGCGTTTAGAGATGAAACAAAAAATAGTATATTTAACTTAGTCAAAATATACGAGCAGATAGATTATAACGAAGAAATGTCTAGAACTTTAGGAATTACAACAGGTAATTTTCAATGGGTGAATGGTATTAAAGATACACAAGTAATATTTTACCCAGATCCAAAAGGTAGATTTAAAGTTAGTTGGGTACCGTCTCAACAATTACAAAACAGAGTTATATTAAAAAATGGTGTGAGATACCCTGGTAATGAACATATGGGTGCATTTGGTTGTGACTCTTATGATATATCAGGGACCGTAGATGGTGAAGGTTCTAAAGGAGCACTTCACGGACTAACTAAGTTCAGCATGGAGGACGCTCCTGCTAATAGCTTCTTTTTAGAATACTTATCAAGACCACCTACGGCGGAGATATTCTTTGAAGATGTTTTAATGGCTTTAGTTTTTTATGGAATGCCAATACTAGCAGAAAATAATAAACCTCGACTTTTGTACTATTTAAGACGTAGAGGTTATAGAGGTTTTAGTATGAACAGACCTGATAAAGTTTGGAATAAACTATCTGTTGCAGAAAAAGAAATAGGTGGTATACCAAACACAAGTGAAGATATAAAGCAAGCACATGCAGCAGCTATTGAGATGTATATACAAGATCACGTGGGTATGAATCAAGATGGTAGCTTTGGTAATTTATATTTTAATGAATTATTAAATGACTGGGCTAAATTTGATATAAACAAAAGAACAAAGCATGATGCTTCTATAAGTAGTGGTTTAGCTATAATGGCAAATAATAAACATTTATACAGGCCAAATGCTAAAATAGAAAAACCTAAATTAAACATAAGTATTTCTAAGTATAAAAATACTGGTAATACATCAAAAATAATAAAATAAATATGGCATATTCTAGTAAAAGTTATTTTCCTAGCCAAACGGTGAGTGATGCTGAAAAGCTTAGCTATGACTATGGTTTAAAAGTAGCTAGGGCTATAGAGACTGAGTGGTTTAACGACGACTATAATAATAACAGGTATAGAAACAATATGAATAACTTTCATAATTTAAGACTATATGCTAGAGGTGAACAGTCAATACAAAAATATAAGGATGAATTATCTATAAACGGTGATTTGTCCTATTTAAATTTAGACTGGACACCTGTACCTATTATACCTAAGTTTGTAGATATTGTTGTTAATGGTATAGCTGAAAGAACTTATGATATAAAAGCTTTTTCTCAATCACCAAACGGGGTGGAAAAAAGAACTGAATATATGGAAAAAGTTCTTACTGATATGAAAATGAAAGAGTTTGATAGAGAGGTTGAATCTAGGTTTGGTATAAACACTAAAGAAACTGATCTTGAAGAATTACCAGGATCAGAAGAAGAGTTAGGAATACATATGCAATTAACATATAAGCAAGCTGTTGAATTAGCTCAAGAGCAAGCTTTAAATGTTTTAATGGAAGGAAATAAATATGAGCTAACTAAAAAACGTTTTTATTATGATTTAACCGTATTGGGTATAGGTGCTGTTAAAACAAACTTTAACACTTCAGAAGGTGTTACTATAGATTATGTTGATCCTGCTAATCTTGTATACTCTTACACAGACTCTCCTTATTTTGATGACATATATTATGTTGGTGAAGTTAAATCTATACCAGTAAATGAATTAGCAAAACAATTCCCACATCTTACTGAAAGTGATTTACAAGATATAATGAAAAACAAATCTTATCACAGAAACAGCAATAGAAGTAGATACAACTCAGACAAAGAAGATAATAATAAAATACAAGTTTTATATTTTAATTATAAAACTTATATGAATGAAGTTTACAAAATAAAAGAAACTGGTACTGGTGCTGAAAAAGTAATACCTAAAGATGATAATTTTAATCCACCTGAAAATAAAGAAGGTGGTTATTCTAGATTATTAAGATCTGTAGAGTGTTTATATGAAGGAGCTTTAATTTTAGGTACAGATAAACTACTTAGATGGGAAATGGCTAAAAACATGCTTCGTCCTAAAAGTGATTATACTAAGGTGAAAATGAACTACGCTATATGTGCTCCACGTATGTATGATGGTAGAATAGAAAGTTTAGTTAAGCGTATAACAGGTTTTGCTGATATGATACAATTAACACATCTAAAACTACAACAGGTATTGTCACGTATGATACCTGATGGTGTTTATTTAGATGCAGATGGTTTAGCTGAAATAGATTTAGGTAATGGAACCAATTATAATCCACAGGAAGCTTTAAACATGTTCTTCCAAACAGGTAGTGTAATTGGTAGATCGTTTACGCAAGAAGGTGATATGAATCCTGGTAAAGTGCCAATACAAGAAATAACATCTGGTAGTGGTGGTAATAAAATGCAAGCGCTTATTGCTAATTATAATTATTACTTACAAATGATAAGAGATGTAACCGGGTTAAACGAAGCTAGAGATGGTAGTACTCCAGATAAAAATGCTTTAGTAGGTGTTCAAAAACTAGCGGCAGCTAATTCAAATACAGCTACAAGACATATATTACAATCAGGTTTATATTTAACAGCGGAAGTAGCAGAGTGTTTATCACTTAGAGTTTCTGATATATTAGAGTACTCACCAACAGCCGATGCTTTTATACAAGCTATAGGCGCGCATAATGTTGCTACGTTAGATGAAATAAAACAATTACACCTATATGATTTTGGTATATTTATAGAATTACAACCAGACGAAGAAGAAAAAGCTAGATTAGAAAATAATATTCAAATGGCTTTACAACAACAAAGTATAGAGCTTGAAGATGCTATTGATCTTAGAGAAATAAAAAATATAAAGTTAGCTAATCAACTTCTTAAAATACGTAGAAAAAAGAAACAAGACAGAGATAGAGCAATGCAAATGGAAAATATCCAAGCGCAAACAAATTCTAACACACAATCTGCACAAGCTGCAGCTCAAGTTGAAATGCAAAAAAACCAAGCTATGATACAAAGCCAAGCACAACTTGAACAAATAAAAGCACAAATAGATGCTCAAAAAATGCAACAAGAAGCTGCACTTAAAAAAGAATTAATGGCTTTAGAGTTTCAGTATAACATGCAACTTCGTGGTGCTGAAATACAAGGTATAAAACAAAGAGAAAAAGAAAAAGAAGATCGTAAAGACGAAAGAACAAAAATACAAGCTACACAACAAAGTGAAATGATAGAGCAAAGAAAAACAGGTAAACCACCTAAAAACTTTGAATCTGCAGGTAATGATATTATGGGTGGTAGCTTTAATCTAGAATCTTTTGAGCCTAGATAAAATTTATTAATTATTATTATATTATATTATGGAAGAAAACAAAGAAAACGTAGTTGAAGAAACTACACAAGAAAATGTAACTAAAGTTGAGGTAAAAAACACTCAAGAAGAAGAAAACATTACAAGAGTAAATTTAGATAAACCACCAACACCAAAAGAAAATGAAACTAAAGAAAATAACGCTGACGACAGCGGAGTGGCTGCAGAGTCTAAAGACACCGAGCCCGCAGAAAAACAAGAAGAAATACAACCGGAAGCAGAAACACAAGAAGAAACAGCAGTATTAGAAGAAATTACTGAAGAAGCTACTGAAGAACAAGTTGCAGAAGTAGAAGAAAAAATTGAAGAAGCTGTAGCTGAAGCTGAAGCAACCGGTAAACCACTACCAGAAAATATTCAAAAGCTAGTTGATTTTATGGAAGAAACTGGTGGTGATATAAATGACTATGTAAAGCTTAATCAAGATTATAGCAAGTTAAATGATAATGATGTGTTATATGAGTATTACAAACAAACAAAACCACATTTAACTAACGATGAAATAAATTTCTTAATGGAAGATTCTTTTCAAATAGATGAAGAAGAAGATACAGATAGAGAAATAAAAAGAAAAAAATTAGCGTTTAAAGAGCAAGTTGCCAGCGCTAGAAGCCACTTGGACGGGCAAAAGTCCAAATACTATCAAGAAATTAAAGCTGGTTCAAAGCTTACGCCTGAACAACAAAAAGCTATGGATTTCTTTAATAGATATAACAAAGAGTCAGAAGCAAACCAAAAGGTAGTAAAAAAGAACTCTGATATTTTTACACAAAAAACTAATCAAGTTTTTAACGACAAATTCAAAGGTTTTGAGTACAATGTCGGTGATAAAAAATATAGGTTTAATGTAAACAATGCTGAAGAGGTTAAAAATACTCAAAGTGATATAAGCAATTTTACTAAAAAGTTTTTAGATAAAAATTCAGCTTTAAAAGACGCTAAGGGTTATCATAAATCTTTATTTACAGCAATGAATGCTGATGCTATCGCAAAACACTTTTATGAACAAGGTAAAGCTGACGCTATGAAAAATAGTGTTGCTAAATCTAAAAATGTTGATATGAATCCAAGACAAGCTCATGGACAAATAGAAGCTGGTGGAATAAAAGTAAAAGTTTTAGGTGATAATTCTTCTGATTTTAAGTTTAAAATTAAAAATAATAAATAACAATTTAAAATTACAAAATTATGGCAATTACTCCAGGAAGTTTGTTAAATAGCACGCCGTCTTCTATACAGCAGACGTTAGCTACAAACTATTTAGATTTTACGGGTACCACTGATGTAACGTGGGCTCAACAATACCTTCCAGATTTAATGGAAAAAGAAGCTGAGGTTTTTGGACCTCGCACAATTTCTGGTTTCTTAGCACAAGTTGGTGCTGAAGAACCTATGACAGCTGATCAAGTTGTTTGGTCAGAACAAGGAAGATTACACCTTTCTTATACATGTACAATGACAGATAATAATGGTAATATTAATGGATCGCTTAACGGTGGTAAAGTTACTATTACTGATCATATCGACACAAATGCAACTTATACTTCAGGTTCACATGGTGTTAGAGTAAACGATACTGTTATCGTTGCTAACCCAGAGGCTGTTATTAAAGCTTTAGTTACTGAAGTTGATGGTAACGTTGTAGAGCTAGCGCCTTATGGTGTAGCTGACTGTTCTGCGATTACTGACGCAAAAACTGATTGTGTTATTATGGTTTATGGTTCTGAATTTGCTAAGGGTAAAAAATATCTTAGCGCTGCCGCTGCTGAAACTGACACTAGAGGTGCTAACGAACCATCTTTCAAAAGTTATTCTAATAAGCCTATTATCATGAAAGATTACTACGAAGTATCAGGTTCTGACGCTTCTAGAATTGGTTGGGTAGAAGTTACTTCTGAAGGTGGTGCTTCTGGATACTTATGGTATTTAAAAGCTGAAGCTGATACTAGAGCTCGTTTTACTGATTACATTGAAATGGCAATGTTAGAAGGTGAACTTGGTGTTCATGGTACTGATGCTGTAGATAATTTCTTAGGAACAGCTGGTGATTCAGTTGGTACTCAAGGTTTATTTGCTGCTATTGAATCAAGAGGTAACGTAACTACTGGTGTTACTGGTGTTAACGCTGCTACTGATTTAGCTGAGTTTGATGCAATACTTGCTGAGTTTGATAAGCAAGGTGCTATTGAAGAGTACATGATGTTTGTTAACAGATCAACTAGTTTAGCTATTGATGATATGTTAGCTTCAATGAACTCTTACGGTGCTGGTGGTACATCTTATGGTGTATTCAACAACTCTGAAGATATGGCGTTAAATTTAGGTTTTACTGGGTTTAGAAGAGGTTCTTATGACTTCTACAAGTCTGACTTCAGATACTTAAATGACAAAGCTACAAGAGGTGGTATTAATGACGCTGCTAATGCTAATGCTATTAGAGGAGCTATGATTCCTGCTGGTGCTTCTTCAGTTTATGATCAAACTGTTGGTGCTAGTATGAAGCGTCCTTTCTTACATGTTAGATATAGAGCTTCACAAACTGATGACCGAAGAATGAAAACTTGGGTTACTGGTTCTGTTGGCG